ATAAAGTTGACTTTGTATTTTCTTATCAATTTTTATTCCACCTAACTCACCTGTTAAAAGTGTATTATATACATTATCTGTATAAGCTTTTGCTGCATGAGCTTGTTGTTCTTTCTTATGCTCTTGTTCTGCTAACTGTCTTGCAACTATCTCTTCTTGCATCCTATCCAATTTTGGTTTAAACTGGTTAGCTTTCTGTTCTAGTTTACCTAAGTCATTCCAATCTTGAACTTCAGATTCTATTTCTTCTGCTGTTCCAAAATTTGTAGCATATAAATATTGTCTTGCAATTTCAGCTTGATCATATTCATTTGAAGGATCTAATTGAATCATTTCTTCTACTTGTGCAAGTGTTCTAAATAATCCTTTTAAATCTTGTCCTCCATCAGCTACATACTTAGCTGCAATTTGAAGTTCTTCTGGTAAAGAATTAAAAAATTCTTTTGGAACATTCTTTTTAATTTTGTCTTCCCTTTCTTGGAAGTTAGCTTCAAACAATTCTCTAAAGTCTTTAGTACTATATTCTTCTAATGGTTTATCATCATCAAAAGCAACTAAAGCTCCTTCTTCAATCATTTTCTGTGCTAATTCATAAAGACCAGACTTATCAATCTTTGGTCTTCCTTTATTACCAGCATCTTCTTCTTGACTAATTAAACTATCAAGTTCTGCAATAGTCTCATCAACTTCTGCTTTCTTTTCTGCTTCTTCTATTTTATTAGAAGGTCTTGCAGGGTTGTCAAGGAACGTTGTATCTACATTTTCTTTAGAAAACATAGACTTTGGTTTGTCTTCTTCATTACTTGGAAGCATTATATTTTCTGCTCCAGGTACTCCAAATAACTCATCAATATTTACATCTACTAGATCTACCGTTGTAGAATCTTTTACCTCTTTATTGAGGTCATTAATTTCTTTACTCATTTTGTTGGTTTTTGGTTATACTTCAATATACAAATTAAACTTGATAAATTTAAAATAGAAAAAGTAATTTTTTGTAATATATAGCTAAACTAGCTTTTCTTTTTCTTATCACTTCCTGAATCAAATTTATTTTTATTTATTCTTGCTATTTCAAGTTGTTTATCTGCAACTTCTTTTTGCATTTGTAACTTCTGTTGTTCAATACTCATTTTTTGAGATTGTCTTAAATTCTCATTAGATTGTTTATCTCTTGCTAGTTCAGTTTGTTGTCTATACTGTTCAGACTGTCTTATATCTTTCATTGAATCTTGATAATCAGACATTTCATTTTTGTTAACATCTGAGGCAGCACCAAAACCAGCTGATCTAATTTCAGCAACAGTAATATTATTTTGAAGTTGTTTATCTTGATTTTCAGCTTCAGCTTGAATCATCATCTGTTTTTGTTTCTCTTGAGAAGCTAATTGCTCCTGTTGTAATTGTTGTTGAGCTTGCTGTTCTTGTTGTTTTTGCTGTTGTGTTTTTTCTTCAGATGTTTTTAATACAGTGTTAAGTTCAGCAATTGAATCAGACTGAACAATTTTACCAAGATCATATATACTAGCACCTGCAGTATTATTAGTCATAGCCATTTGTTTAAGTTGTTCAAGAACAGCTCTATGATTTGCTGTAGTAGTACAAAAAATATTTAAATCTCTCATTAATAAATCTGTTCCATTAATTTGAAAATTTACTTTTTCATCAGCTCCTGTTATATAAGTAAGTCTTGATGATGGTTTTGTTGAATGATAAAACTGTGCTAAGTCAGTTCTCATTTGATGAACTCTAGGCATTAAATAATCACAATGTTGAATAAAGAATACCTCTGTCTGTGCATAAGATGCAGCAGCAGCTTGTTCTACTCCGGTAGCAGTCATTTGAGATAATTGTTGTCCCATTCTTTGTGGATTAACACCTATTACTTCATATGCCTGAGATTTAAAGTAGTTTGCTATTTGTATTCTTGACATTAATCTTTCAGTCTGAGATAGATCTAGTTTCTGGAAATGATTAAAGTTTAATGCATTTTCTGTATTTGTTATAGATGTATCTAGAGGAAGCATACCAAAATTCTTCATAGCAACATATGCTTTAGACAAATTTCCTTTCCCCCAGTCTTCTCCTAAAGAGTGTCTAGGAAGAGTGTTCTGGTCTAACATGATAATAGTTCCTAACTCATCTACTAATATGTCAGCAATTTGGTTGTTTACTATGTTATATCCAATCTGGTATGGTTTCATTAAATCTAATAAAGCTGTTGACTTAGTATTTCTATCTGAAAAAACTGCTCCTTCTACTGGCAACTTACAACCATATAATGTTGAATCTCCTTTAAATTGAAATTTTAAAGGACCTATTTTAATTTTATCAACACCTATGTATATAGGAGTAAAGCCTCCTGGATTATTCATACCCCAATATGATGGAATATTAGGACCTATTTTTACTCCACCCCATACTTCATTAATCCATATCCAATCAAGATGATCTCCATATATTATATTATCTTTTGTTTTATTTTTAAATAATCTATTATCATAAATAGGTTTATTTTCAACAACATAATCTTCTCCAACAATTTCATTAATAACTTCTCCATTTTCTGCTACACTAGTTAAGTGTCCAATTTTTCTTTGTGATTTCCAATATACTGTAGATACTCTTAACAAAAACTCTCCTCCTTCATCTAAATATTCATCACCTTGTAAAAGAATTTCAGAAATTACATCACTACCATTAATTGCATTGCTTCCCATAAAAGAAGTATATTGTCTCATTCCTAATGATGGCATATTAGTATTCCATTCATGAGATTTTGTACCATCATAAAAAGAACCATCATTTTGTATACCAGGAATATTGTATCCAGCAGCTCTAATTGGATAAATAGCTTCTAATGCAGATAATTGTTCTTCTGTCATTATGTAACCATATCTATCAATAACATCTGATGCTGACATCATATCTGTTTTACCAACCCAATTAGATTGAGAAATATATCTTGAATCTGGTGATTTATGATAAAATGTAATAGCAGGATTCCAAAGTTCTACTTCATAATCATCTTCCATCATTCTGAAATGCCAAAACTCTCTATCTGTAATAAGCATATCTCTGAATCCTCTTTCTTCTAATTCATCCATGCCAAATCTTTCTACATCAACTTTATGTTGATGAGTAGCCCATTCTTCTACCATAGACCTATAATCCTTTTTAAAGAATTGTTCTATCTCAGGTAATGATTTAAGATTTTCTGGAGATAATTGTTGTGCTGCTTCTTCAGATTCAGGATCTAAACCTTGTTCCATTAATGCAGCAGTTAGTTTTATTTGAGCATCAGCAAGTAATGTTTCTTCAACCATTGCTCTTTTTTGTTCAATCATATCATTATATGAAAACTCATCAATTGCTCTATAAGTAAGTTTAGTTGATCTTTTTGCAAATTCAGCAACAAGAACATTTATAACATTAGGTATTATTGGATAAAATTTTAATTCTAAAGCTGATGTATCTTCTTTAGTTAGTATTTCTACTACATCTCTATATTCATTATTTTCTTCAACAATATAATCTGATTTATCTATTATTCCTTTTGCTAGTTTATAATTTTTCATTAATCTTCTAGCATTTCTACGGATCTGTTTAAGTCCTTGTAATTCAATCCAATCTAAATTCCAAGCTGCCCATTCTTGAGTCTTATCCTTTTTAGGAATAAATTGTAAAGGTTGTGTAACAGTACCAAGTTTGTTTTGCTCAGTTTTAACTCCATTCTTTGCTTGTATTGCATTTATTATTTGCATGTTTTTTACTTTAAGTTTCTAAAAGCAGATTTATTAAATCCTCTACCTTTTGCAAGATTATTATTACCCATGTGACGAAACGGACTTCTATCTAATTTAAACAAATTTTCTGACTTTTGCAAGTTTTTTGCTGCATCATCCATAATAACTCTTTTTGCATAACCTCTATTAGATTGTTGTATTCTCATAAAAGCAACTAAAGCTGCAAAAGAAACTAGTCTGTCCACATTGACACCTGCTGCATATTCTCTCATTTCTGTTAATAACATAGGATCTGGTATTCTTTCTATACCATATTTAGTTCTTACTATAGTACCATCTGTTTTAGTTTCTACATCTAATTCTTCTTTAGTATATTCTATAGCATAACTAAGAAGGTGAGCTTTGAATAAAGTACCGGTGTTTTTCCAGCCATATTCCTGGAATACATTAGCATTAGCTCCTAAATCTTTTAAGAACATAATCTGACTCTTAGGTACTAAGTATCTTTGTTTTTTTCTAGATATCATATACTGGATGAATAATGAGATGTTATTCTCTATTACTGTCCATGCATTATACCACTCTATAATTAGCTCTAGTCTCTGGTGTGTTTTATTAATATCATCAAACCTTCCGCACCATGCGGCTACAATCTTATCTGGTTCTATATAAGTCTCTGTCTCTGTACCTGTTACTTTAGTTACTTCTACCGGTGCTTTCATTACATATATAGAACATAATGATTCTGAGGTAGTTGTCTTACCTTCAGACACGGGGTCAATAGATGCATAATACTGTCCAAATGCAGGATCTTTTATTGGTCTTTCCCATACAACAAGTACCCCTGTTTTATCCTCTGTATTCTTAGTTACAGGGAATTCCATTATAGGTCTTTTATTAGATGCTTTAACACTAGGCTTCCCATTCTCATCTGTTGAGATATCTAAGAACTCATATGCATATTCTTTATCTTCTATTCTTCTTTCCTGTGCTGTAACAAGATGTGTTGGGAATACAGATACTGTTCTATGTGCAAATGCTTCTTCTACATTTCTTGGATGCTGAGAAATCCTCAACTGGTATGTCTCTGGGTCTAATTCTTTTTTCCAAACTTCAAACTGTTTGTCTAAAGCTTCTAAGGCTTCAGTAACAAGTGAGTTACCATATTTATCAATATATGGAGGCATTGACCATTGTTCAGGTATGAACAGTCCGGATAAACCAATAGTACCTTTAGAGTCAACAAGATTTGATTCTACTGAATACACATCATTATCTAAAGGTTTTACAATCATTTTTCTTAATGGCTCACATTGAGACAAGTCACCCACAGATCCTGCAGCTATAAACATCCCTGTTGTAATTAAACCAGATCTCATGGCAGGACGCATGTACTCATATGTCTGATCCATCTTAGGAGCAATCCCTGCTTCCTCATGAAAGAAGTACTTAACTGGACCCCCTACACCATTTGTAGGATCTTTCTCAAATGACATACCTTGTATAGTACCTTTAAGACCTACCTCAGCTTTTCTATTACCTTTTCTGACCTCAATCTTTTGTTGCCACATCATTACTTTGTCTGGTGACATAGGACGGTACCATGCAGTATGCTCATTTAAGAATGCTGCATATTCCTGTAGGAATTTCCAGGATCCTTTCTCATTTATATAATCCTTGAGACTTGCTCCAACTTTAAGAGTAACACCGGCTTCAAACCATTGCTGGTTTATAAGCTTACCCATATGGTAGTAGGAAGATGCTATCTGACGTTTCTTTAAGATAGCTACATGTTTATAATTTAGTTCTGCTAATAGTTCATATAAAGCCATATGATACTGGGCATCCCGGATATCAGCAAAACCAAATTGTTGTATTTCTTTATTAAAGATAGGCAAGAAGTTAAGCCACATATAGTACTCTCTTGCTAAGAACCAAGCTTTAGTCCCGTGTTTAATCAGTACACCTTTTCTGCATTTAGCTTTCTGATCATCCCAGTAGTTAATAAAGTCTTTAGACTTAAAAGGAGCTGTAGTATATATACCAAGCTTTCTAAACTTATTTGATTCTGATACAAATAACTCTGTACTAACATCATCAAACTCATACTGACCGGGTTCCTTAAATATTGAGCGCAGATATGTAGCAAACTCTTCTCTGCTATCAAAAGATGTGGTAGTCCAATTACCATTATCCCAAGTTGGTATGTCTTCAAAGATTTGACTCATGACTAACTATCATATGCAAGACCCTGACCACCACGGACTTTGCTTTGTTGTTCATCCTGTAGATCTTTGTAGACTCCTTTAAAGGATTGTCTAATACCATCAAAGTCTTTTGCTAATGCTCTTATCTGAGCTATATTACCATCTTTACCATCAGTAATCTGTGCAGTAGCTAGGTAATTAGATATTCTATCTAGTGCTT